AGAGTAACCACGAATCGCACTTGACGCAGTAGAGGTTGCCATTATACGACAGTTATTTTCTAGTTCAATGTCACCTTTGTTCCATACTTTTACACCCTGTTGTATCCAAAGTGGTAATGCTTCATAGGCAATTTTAACTCTGTTTAAGATTTCGCGAGCTGTTGGTGCTTTATTTGCCAAGATAGCCACAAATTTATCTTGATTAAACAGAATATACCAAAGGATATATCCAACGACCATCGTAGTCTTACCGACCTGACGACCTGCCTTTACTATAACGCGGCGATTATCATTAATATCTGTAATTGCTTGTTTTTGGAATGGATACAAAGATATCTGCACAAAACCCTTGTCAAGAGTAATAATCTTTACATAGTTTTCGATAAAGTAGATTGGATCTTTTGAGCATTTAACATACTCGCGGATTTGTTCTTCCGTGAGCTGCATTGGCATATTAATGCGTTTTAAAGAGGGATTCCCAAGATAATGCTTTAGTTTAGATCTAAGATTCATTTTTTATTTGCTTCAATAGATCTGCTGTAGATCCAATGAACACTGCTTTATCAATTGCAATATTTGTTGGTGCTTGCTCTTTTGGTTGCAATTCTTGTTGTTGCCGTTGAAGAATCATAAGTTTCTCTGTGACATCAGAGAGATTCTTAATCATGTTGGCTGCTACTTCGTATGCTCGTGGATGCTGTGATTCTCTCGCTACCTCAAGAATACCATCCAAAGCCTCATTACCCCTTTCGATAAGGTTGTAATAATTAGAACGCGAGTAATCTGCATCAGGATTTTGTGAATCATCCTGATGAACAATCATCGATTTAGTTTCTTTATCACTTACTACAGGAATATAGTCAGTGTTTAGAATATTAGAGAGATTTTTATCAACTTCACTCATATTATTTTATAAATTTGGAAACTCAATAACTGTTTCATCAAATCCAAACGCAGTTTGAGCACTTGCATTATTTGGCGTTGGAACCACTGAGAGATTAACTAATTGATTTTCTGCTGTGCTAAATGATTGTATTTTATATGATGTATTTGTAACTATGCCAGTTAGATTTCTTCCTGTTTCAAGAACTCCATTAACATCAGATACAACAAGAACTTTGGTTGTATTACTCCAACTACTAACTGTTGCAGTTGAATTTGCTGCATCTAATGATCGACCCTCAAACACTACTTCCCCAGTTTGATAGTTTCCTACGCCACTATTTGCATTCATAGTCAATTCACGAAGACCATCTAATTCAAAAATTGAATTGAATGTATTTGCAGTAGACTTTCGAATGATATTACGAGATAGGATTGGACCAAACATATAACCCTTTGCTGTAAATGTTAATGTCCATATTATCATTCTTGTTGTATCTGGTGCGCCAACACTGTCAACATTGTATGAGATATTTTGCAATATAAATGGAACATCAACTTTTTGATCTGATAATCCTATAACATCAATTGTTACATTGTAGTCTGGATTAAAGAATGGTAAAATTTGTTCAATAATTTGAGTGCCATCTTCAGTGTTACGAACATAGATATTTAATTCAAAATCAAAATTATATGGAGTTGTGCGAATCGACTTTATTGTTGTTTGTGTCTCGGGAGAAAAAGATTCAGTAAACAAACTTCTTTTTCTCATTGGGTCATATGTTATTGATGTTAAATCAAATGACATTCTTGGTAATGTGATTTGAACTTCTTTTGTAAGTTCTGGATCTTGCGTTATGCGTTGATAAAACTTTTCTTTTTGTGAGTATTGCAACGGAACATTAATTCGTTCAATTTCTTGAGTTCCTGCCTTATTATAACGAACCAAACGAATATTATTAAATAATGTGCCAAACGCAACAACCATTTTACGAGTTATACGATGATAAAAGTGAATATTAGATAACATTATGGTTCACCAAATGGATTAATCTCAGTAAAATCTATAATTCCATCAGCTTCTGATTCAAGTATATCATTATCTTCAATATTTCCTACATTAACATTGTTAAGTAAATCTGGTGCTCCGTTTAGAGTCCATTGAGCATTACTTGTTGAACCTTTAACTAAAGTGCCACCTACAAATGAGCCTTTTACATTTCTTACTTTTAATTTTTGTGTCGGTAGATTCCAACCAGCAACAATTGCTTTCGCTGTCGCAGTTGCAAGATTAGACCCTTGATATACAACCTCAAAGCGTTGGAAAGTGCCTGTGCCACCAGCGTTTAAATTTAATTCTAGAACATTACTTTGTAGATCTGCAATACGATCAATTTCTTCTGTTCCAGTTTGTAGCAGCTCTCCATTATACTTAAATGCTTCTACAGTTAATCCATACATGTATGGATTGATAGAATCTCTACCTAATTGAAAGAAGTTTTTTTCTTCTTGAACAAACTTAATCTCCATCAATTTAAATTGAATTGGTAGATAAATTAGGTCGCCTTCTTTTGGAAGTCTTCGATCAGCACCCATTACTGAAGCAACTTGACGCTCAAATCTTCTTCGAGCAACGCAAAGGCGAGCAGTATCTTGAATTTCGAGACCAAATTTAGAGAAAAATTCTTGATTACCTTCATAATTTTGAAAAGATTCAAGATACATCTCTAACTTAATTGCTTTTCGAAAATATTTTACTGGATCGTCACCAAAAAGTTCATCAATTGATGATTGTGATTCTCTAGGAAGATAGTAAACATCTATACCATGATTCTTAATTGATTCTATAATCAAATCTTCAAGAAGATTTTGCTCAACGGTTGCTCGTTGATTATTAAAATATACACTAGTTGCCATTTTAGCCTACTAAAAATGCAGTTGGTTCTTCGTAAGTATCACGAAGTTTTTCATTTAGTTTTTCTAACTCTGCTGATGCTTCATCATAAATTTGCTGACCGTTGATAACCAAACCACCTGGAAGAACATAATTTCCATACTTCTTTAGATTAGTGCCCCATTGTTGCTTAAACAATGTAGCTGTGTACTCTTTTACCCACAGGTCATTGTATACTTTCTCATATGTTTCTGGATCTACAATTCTATGAGCCTCAAATGCCATAAAATTGCCAACATCAAATCTATCCCAATCAGTAATTACGGTAAGTCTGTTTATATTTTTATTATATGTGTATGGCATCTGACCTGTTATAATCATATCTAACATTGCTAAATGTTCTTGAGCGATAACAAAGTAGGTATAGGATGATGATGTTAGATTATAGAAATCGTTGAGACGCAACTGATAATTAATATCAAACATATTAAAACCAGTCGAAGATGTTGAACCCACAGTTGAACCTGTAAATGCAAATACTCTTGACACACTAACAATATTATCACATAGTTTCAAGTATCCATTTAATTTATCGGCATTTGTTATAGCCTGTGACAAATATACTCTTTCTGTACCATCATAATGATATGTTGAATAATGCTGCAGTGCATCATCGATTCGATCTTCGAGTTGATCGTCATCGACATTGATGTCAATTACAGGAAATCCGAGTTTACGGAGACAGTAATCTTTAAGTTGAGTTCGAGTGCTAGGTTGCGACATTTAGAACCTCTCTAAGTATTCTATATTTAGTCACTCGATTAATTTACCATTTCGAGAGTTATAAACTCGATTTGGGTCCATATGAGAGAATTGCTCCCAGTTTGGCTCTCCTGGCTCGAGTCGTTTACCAACAGTCTCTTCTCCGATATGAACGATTAAATTTTGACCTTCTGGACCCTTTAAAGTTGCAGAATACATTTGATGGAAGAAATTTAGATAAACCATGATCATTCCTTCGTTTACATTAAATTTCCAGTAATCTCTAAACGAATATTCGATCACATTTTTACGATAGAGCGAGAATATGATTGGAAAAGTTTTTACATTTTGGCTATAGTAATAGTTTCCAATTTTAACATCGGTAACATCGATTACGGGTTCAGTTTCATGAAAGTACCATGATTGACGCTGAAGAACGACTGAAGCCATTTTTTCATCTGATTCTAGAATAGTTATCAAGTCGTCAATTCGAATCGGACTCGTCAATAGAACATCGTCCTCTTGATGTAAGATATAGTCATAATCTTGTGTTTTTAACCAATCGAAGAACGCGCTCCAATTAACCGATAGACCCAAGTTAGTCTCGTTAAATCGTAAATTAAAACCATAAACCTTTGAGATTAGGTCAAATATGGCAGGATTCCTATTTCTCGGATAATCGTCGATAATTAATTTATCAACCGTATGATTGCCATAGTCTAGATTTTTTAGAGACTCTAGAGTCGGCATCAGATACT